CGCACTCGTAATCCCTTCGCTTTCTTCTGGCTTCAACTGCATCATCTGAGGACGTTGCGTAATTAAATTAATAGGAGGTGGTAATACTTGTGCTTGAGGCACTCCTGGTTTGCCCACTGGCATTGGTGGCCTATACATTGGATCTCCAGTGATAGGATCATAATAATATTCTCCTCCAGAACGAACTCCTTCTGGCAAAGAAAATTTTCTTTGTAATTCGTTTTGTTCAGACGCTTTCTTATATCCTTCTATAGTCTTAGATCGATTAATAGAAGCAGGAGCAATAGAAGCAGAAGGCTTAAATCTCTCCCTTATAGTTTGTTCATCGTTTATTAAATCTTCTAAACCTAAAGGACCACCTCTCATATTTATTCTTCTGCCTACGGGAGATCTTCTTTTAGTTTTAACTTTAGGATTTTTAGTTTTAGCTTTAGAAACGGGCTTTGCTTTTTTAGGAGTCTTTGTCTTGGTAGATGAAGCAGGTTTATACCTACGAATAATTTCATCAATACCTGTATCTTCCATTTCTCCAATGTTTGGAATACGAAAACCCCTTGACCTAATCATTTAGAATATTCCTTCAAATTTAGTGCCTCGTATCGCTGCACCGCCACCACGCATCTTACCCGCGCCAAAAGGCTTAGGTGGGCCTGGGTTAGCAACATCTTCTGTCTTGGCAAAATCAACCGTGCCTTGGTCTTTTATACTGACCTTGCTATCAGAAACTGTAGGCTGTGGAAACGAAGTCTGACGTTTAATTGGATTCATTCGATCCTCCTATGTGGATTTCTTTGGAGCCTTGGCTTTTGGAGCAGCCTTTTTCTTAGCTTTCTTTTTAACTGGCGCTTTGGCCTCTACGCTTTTTTCTGGAATCGGGGTTGCTTCAACCTCCTCAACCAGTTTTTCAATCTTTTCAACAATGTCGCCACCTTGGACTCGTAATCTTTCAGCTTCTCTCGCTTCAGCTTTATGAACTTCTGCACGTTTTTGTCTTACGCTACTCATTTGTTTCTCCCAAAAAAAGTATCGGTCATGTCTTTCATTGACTTATTTGCCATGTCTGCCATCTTGAATTCTCGCTGTTGATCAAGCCTTTCTTTGGTTCGCTCATCTTTCATGCCAGCAATTTCTTCAGATGAATTAATCTTTTCTTCAGTAAGGCGACTTTGCTCTCTTAATCGCTCTCTGTCCAGAGCAATACGTTGATCTGCATCTTCTGCCTTACGTTCTACATCTTCAGCTTTGATTGCCAGTTCCTGCCTTCTTAATTCAACTAAAGGATCATCAGGTTGTTGAGGGCCAAAGCTTGGTGCGATTTGTTCCATCAAGTTAGAAGTAATTTCAGACACCTTACTCTCAATTAAGTTCTGCATCTGCATTTGCATTTGTTCTAACTGAGGATTCATAGGAGGAGCCATACCAGGTTGCATAGGCATCCCTCCCATAGGCAACTGTTGAACTTGCTGCATTTGTTGTTGCATCTGCATGACTTCTGGATCCTGCATCGCTAGTTGTTGAGCCTTTAATCCAATATGAGCATAAATATGACCTTGGATAATAGACTGAATCTGAGGATTCATTTGCACAAGAGCAGTCCCATAAAGGTATAAATGAGATGCAATGTGTGCGTCATGATTCTGCTCAGGAAAAGGCTGATAAGGCTGACCGCTGACAAACATGCCGTTCTCCTCCGCAGAGCCGAGTGGGGCTGGTGGGGGCGGGGGAGGCGGCAATATTTGCTCAACCTGTTGTATTCCCATGGCTTCATACATGCGCTTGTATGCTTCATAAATTCCCATGGGGCCATGAATCTCTGGCGCGGCCTGAACCATTTGTAACATTTCTTGAGCCATCATCACGCGCTGGCTCATCGAGAATATGTTTGGATCAGATACTGGAATAATGTCTATACGATCATCAAAGTCAGTTTCTTTAACTGCCTGATTACCATTGGCTGTCATGTACGGATAAAATGGCGGCATGTAAGTCTTAAAGACCTGCGCCAGTAATCCAAACTCAACACGCTGTGAATAATGCAATCGTTTATGAATCGCGCTCATGACACGGCTACCGCGCTCCAGTAACGCAACAGTCGTACCTACAGGAGCGGCCTGATTGCCATCTCCTATCTGCATGTCACCAATCGAAGCGAAACGCTGGCCTGATTCAACCAGCATTCCTAATAAATTTAATAACGTACCACTTGGTTCTTTAAACGGAAGCGGCATCAGTGCATCACGCAATGACCCTCCGGGGGCATCCATATCCCTGAATTCTCCGGGTTGGATTGGCGTATCACTATCCCTGATACGAATGCCTCTAGCTTTAAATCCTCCGGGTAAATTGGCTAAAGTACCCGCATCAATTAACTGTCTTAATATGGAGGTCGCGCCACGCGACAATCCACCAATCATATGAGTCAGGCCAAAGCCATAAAAACCGACACCTGGTAAAAACTTGTAATGAACGAAATAATCGACACGCTTACGCATGGGATCATTGGGCTCGTAATTTCTACGAATCGAAAGAATCGATGAGTCTTTAGGTGATAGTGTGACAATGTAGGGAAGTTTGATTCCGGTCAGTTCACCATTCTGGTCAACATCTTCGTAGCCTGGAATATCCAACTCAACATGCATTTCGTAGATTTCACAATCATCACTGTTCGCATATGAGGGTTTTACACCTTGCAATTCATCCAGCTCTTCCTGAATACTATCCTGATCATTGGAGTTTCCAGTGATGTTTGATAATGAGGTTTTACGATAAAACCCTGATTGCTGCATTTTCTTAACATCATTGATCGACATATCAATGACATGAGTAATTCTATTTGCACTTTCCAGACTGGTTGCGCCATAAGACACAACCAGCTTCTCAGAAGGAATAAATCGGGAAACTGCTCTGTTTAAAGTCTGGTCAAAGTGAACCTTTCTAAACGCACTACCTGATAGCGGTAAATAAAACAGCAACTGATCTGTCTCAGGATCGTACTCTTTCATCACCTGAGTGAGTTGATAGTTCATGTACTCTTGTACACGCGCTGCCTGTAAATCTAGTCCGGGGGTGGCGAAGCCAACAGTCTGAGCCCTGACTGGGCCGCCAGCGGGTAACATCTCTTTGTAAGCCTGTGCCTGAAACTGAGTAACTGATTCAGCCAGTAGAGGGTGGATAACACCTGATGCGCCCTCGAAAGGCTCAGTGCGGTCCTCGAACTTCATACCAAGATATTCAAGACCTTCCTTGTATTGCTGTTCCCACTCCTTTCGAGAAGATTTATCTGCTTGGAAATCAGCTATGGCATTACTGTAAATACGGCCTAATTCAAACTCATCAATGGTTTCTGCCAGATTGGCATAGAAGTCTTCGCCTTGATCCATCTGCTCCATAGGAGGAGCGCCGATCAGCATTGTGCCATCTTCCAGGGTTTCTACGTCTTCGTCACCCAACCCATCAAACATAGAGGCAACAGGTTCTTCCTCCACGCCAATCTCTATTTCCTTGGAGTTGTCCTCAATATCAAGGACTTCTTTATCAATGTCATCTACACCGCGTTCAATTGCCATGGCTTACTCTTTGTCTGCGTATAGGTTGTCAAATATTCTATTGACATCCAAAGTATAATCCAAGTCCGATTTGCTGTAATGAATATGTTGGGAGGGTTTAAAATCAGGCGCACCTTTCCCAGTCTCAAACCAAGCTGGATGAGTGACTCTAACACGATTATTTGGTAATGCCACAATATTTCCAGTCCACGGCCCTGCGTCCAACAACTCCATTACATGCGATTGTTTGTGTTGAGCGGGGTCATCTGCGATCTCATTCTCAGCATAATCTACCGTAAACAAATATTTCGCGGGGTACATTTCGCCATCTATCTTGGCCAGCCAAGGACACGGTGTGGCTCGATCAAGAACATATACTGCATGTGTATGTGAAGAACAATCCCATGGTTGAGCATCATGCACGGCCATAGGGATAGGCCATTCTTCAAAAGGGGTATCACCAACTAATGCGGTGATGGGCATACGCGCCCACATCGCACCGCCATGCACATTCGGATCATCTTCACCATCAGCTTCACAGCCAGTAAAGATTACCTGAAAGCTTAAACAGCGAGTAGGCATTGTGGTCACAGCAATCACCATCGCGTGTAAAAACTCGCCATGGTATCTTTCGTGATTGACTGTGTATTCCCTTCTCACCCACGCCTTGAAATGCGGGATGTTGCTTTGGAGGTAAGGCAATTATTTTATCCCCACTTGTTCTCCCATTTGGTTCCCATGGATTTTTTCTTTTTAACTATTCCACCTTTAGCCATTTTTCCTGATGGCGGAAAAAATTCTGGACCAGAGAAATCACCTCTTTCTTCTGGAGACAAACTATCTCTTTTAATTTTGTTTTCTCTTTTTTTAAGCTTTTTACCAATTTCTTTTGATATCTCTTGGTTAAATTTTTTACTACTTTTTCTAGTGTTGCCTTCTCCCTTAGAACCTAACTTATCTATTTTAGATAACTTAGGCTTTTTTTCTTTTAACAAACTTTCTAGTCTCTTAGCGCCAGCAGCACCATCTTCTTTAAGTATTTCATTAATAGATCGTTTGTCTTTAGGAAGCAGAACATTTACTTCAAAACTCTCAATATCATCTGAAGATGACTTTAATAACTTTTTTAAATTTCCAAGAGATTTTCCTAGCTCTTTGCCGCCAGATTTTATTATCTCTTTTAAGATTTTACTCATCTTATTTCTGCTCCAAACCCTCTTAGAGCTGCACCTGTGCTGCGCTTCTTCTTGGCTGACTTAACTGCACCGCCTTTGGAATAGCCTTTCTTAGCCATGCCGCCATTTTTCATATAGCCCATCTTGTTGCGAACATCTTTAGGCAGTTTTTTCAAACCTTTATTTTCTGGAGGCACTGGCTTTTTAGCAACACCGCCTATGGCGTAACCCTTCTTCTTCATCGCGCCGCCTTTAGCCATGCCCTTGGACTTCATCATGCCACCCTTGGAGGCCATCTTGGACTTCATCATGCCGCCCATGTTTTTCTTGCGAGGTGTTTTACCAAGGATTCGATTAAACGCCTGAGTCATTGTTTCGCCTTCCCTGATTTCAGACTTATCAATGGTTGCTTTTTTCTTACCATCAGCACCCATGTAATGCTTCAATCCATATTCTTTAGCTCGTTTAAGTGCGCCTCTTCCAGAAAAATCTTTCCAGGTTAAATCTTTTGCAGCGTCCTCTTTTCTTCTTTTTTCCTTATCTAACTTCTCTTGATTTTTCTTGGCAGAAAACTTAGCAATGTCACTTACCGCTTGCCTGTCTTTCTTCATCTGATCAGTAGTTTTTAATGTTTTTGACTTTGGCTTTGGCTTGTCATTAGAGCCTAATGTGGTCAGCCCAATAACAGCCGCTGTTCCCGCACCAGCACCGCCTATTTGTTTTTTCCTTTTGCTTACAGCAGCATCTTTCTCTTTTTGCTGCCTTCTCTTTTGAGCGCCTCTGGTTTTTTTAGCTTGCGCCCTTGCTTTGTCAATAGCTTCTTGCCTAGCTTTTTTAATTGCTGGATCTTTACTACCAGCAAAAGACTTTAAAGGATCTTCCTTTTCTTTTAATTTTCGCCTTGTTCTTCTGGTTTGTGATTTTTGTTTTTCTGTTAATGACTTGGGGGTTAAAAAATCATCAATAGCTTTGCCAGCTTTACCCAGTTGTTTGCCTATTTCTTTTCCAGCTTTTGTTGAAACAGTTTTTAGCAAATTTGACATTTATAGTCTCCTAATAATAAACGCGCTTCTGTCGGTACATTTCCTCTTCAGCCTCGTCAGAATAAAGAGATACGAAATTGCCCTGTCTGAATCTTAATACAGCCTGAGTCATCGAGTCTACATAATCATCGTGCTCACCGAAAGGGAAAGACGCACACTCCTCAATCACTTCATCTGCAAATATACGGTCAGGAGCCCACACCATTCCAGCCTCAAATACAGGACTGACTGCATGAACGCGAGTCACCTTATCATTACCCCTTGATGGGCGATAGTTAGTTACTGGCACACCCATAGCTCTTAACTCATGCGTGAGAGGTGTTCCACTGGCCTGTGCTTCGATTAGAACGGAATCAGGCTTGTATTCATCATATTGCTCCATTGCCACCGCTTTAAGCTCTGGGAAGTCCCAGCGACCTCTCTCAGCGTTCAATAGAATAATTGCATCACCTTTATCCTCTGCGGGACTAAAAATACCCCATGTGGTAATCGCACTGTAATCCGCGCTCTGTTTTTTACTGAATGCCGTATCATAACTCTGAATCACATAGCTACATGGGGGAGGTGAGTCATCTTCCCAGATGTTCCACCATTCGCGCTTTACAATAGCGCCTTCCTCAGATGTGGGGTTCTGCTGATATTGTGCGTTCCATTTAGATACAGGAATCGAAGCTTTAACACTCTCCAACTCCTCTTTCTTCCAGAACTCAGGCCACAAGACATTACCCGAATCCTCAAATATGGCTGGTAATTCCACTACATCCCATTGATCTGCACTTTCTCCAGTTTGTTTTGCTAATAATTTTCCTGTAAGATCCTTTACGCTCCATCTTGTCATGACCACAACTATTGAACCGCCAGGTTGCAAACGCTGTCTAGGTCCAGATGTATACCATTCATAAGCATCTTCCATCTTCTTATCAGACAACGCATCTTGTTCAGAGTGTGGATCATCAATGATAAGTAAGTCTGCACCACGTCCAGTTATTGCACCACCTACACCAGCTGCAAAGTATTCACCGCCACTGTTTGTGTTAAAACGACCAGCTGCTTTAGAATCCTCTGCAAGTTTTACATCAGGAAATACTTCTTTGAATTCATCCTGCATTAAAAGATTTTTAACCTTTCTACCAAAACCATCAGATAACTCTGCTGTGTGAGTAGTTTGTATAATTTTTAGCTTAGGATTCTTTCCTAACATCCATGCAGGAAAAAGGTTTGAAGCAAACTCTGATTTAGTATGCCTTGGTGGCATATTGATAATTAATCTTTTAATCTTTCCACGTGAAACATCTTCTAATTTTCTAGCAAAAATTTTGTGATGTGAACCTGCAATAAAATCTGGCCACACTTTTTTTACAAAAGTTAGGAAGGAGGAACGGGACTCCTCCGCAACATCCATTTGCATTTTCCTAAGTTTTAATTTTAAAAGTTCTTCTGGAATCTGTACCATATCTAAAAAAATTCAAATTTAATCTATGTTTGTCTAAAACTCAACCTTTACACGCACGCACGACGCAACGGGCAGATTGGTTGGTCGGGGGTGTAAAATACTAGATATGGTGTTTTGGTTTGGTTGTAAGTACCTAATGTTGATTTGGGATAACCTGACTGGTATCACCTGCTGCCTGGTAAATTCTACGCTGCTGCCTGGAAGAACTGGTGGTGATGACATAAAAAAAGGGCGAATAAATCGCCCTTTTGCCAGCCCTCGAGGGTAACTGTTATAGATTTAGTTTACTTCGTGCTTCGGATAAAATCCTGTTACCCCAATCTTTAAGATACTGAGGTGCGTTAGGATCGAAGATCATTTCTTCTACTTCACTCTCTAACCACTTGTATAAAGCACGCCAATTAATGTTAGTACTAACATTGTTATCAGTATTAGCTTGAATATGATTATCATTGTTTCTTGTTGTTAGACCAAGTTGCTGTTCAAGAACTGCAAGTCGTCTAGTTAAATCATTATCTGGCATTTTGATTTCTCCTTTCTTAGTAAATATATAATCCCATTTTATTTTATATCAAGAACTTTCTGAACTTTTTTTTCTTGACTTCCACGCCACTCGCCGTGGGGTGCAGTAACTTATACTATAGGCACGACCACATCGCCCAATAGGGCGATGCGATGGAACTGACTAGGCAATTTATCGGTACTAGGCAGTTATTCTAAAATCAGCAACTTCTTCAATCGTTGCTTTTTTATTCTTGCGAATTGTTGCCTCTTCAATAGGCAACGCTTGTATTTGTTTATATTGCGTTGGCACTTTGCATTTATGGTATT